GCGGCAACGCTGGCTGCCATAGTAGAGGCAGAGGTTGCAGCGCTGTTAGCCGAAGTCAATGCTGAGGCAGCAGATGTGCTTGCTGAGTTAGCAGATGTAAGAGCAGATGAGGCAGAAGTAGCAGCCGAAGAAGCCGATGTGGCTGCAGCGGTAGCAGAGTTAGCAGCCGTAGTAGCACTGGCTGCAGCGCTAGTAGCACTGGTAGCCGCTGCTGTGGCAGAAGCCGCTGCGCTGGTCGCAGAGGTGGCTGCTGCTGTGGCTGAGGTAGATGCACTGTTGGCGCTAGTTAAGGCGTTAGAAGCGCTTGTAGCCGCGCTAGAGGCACTTGTAGCGGCAGAGGCAGCACTGGTAGCAGCCGATGCTGCTGAGGTTGCTGCAGCCGTGGCAGAGCCAAGGATGCTATCTACATAATCTTTAGGGGTAGCCGAGGTAGCAATCATCCCTGCTGAGGACAGACCTGTAATTGTTGGCGTACCTGATATTACAGGGCTTGTCAAAGTTTTATTGGTCAGGGTCTGGGTTGCTGTAGCAATAACAACTACGCCTGTTGTATCAGGCAAAGTGATTGTGTTGTCTTGCGTAGGCTCTGTTACTGTCAGGGTAGTTTCATAAGGGTCATCTGTGGTTCCTTCAAAGACAATGACAGAAGGAGCAGTTGGTGTTCCAGTAAAGACTGGGTCAGAAATTGTTGGTGCTGTAAGAGTCTTGTTGGTCAGAGTCTGGGTCTTCAGAGTTCCGACTACTACACCTTCACCAGCAGCAATGCCGTGCATTGCGTGGGCATTACCGCCACCATCATTATAAGAAGCGTCAGCCTCTGCGTGTAGGTTGGCATCACGGTAGTCACGACCAATAGCCATATGTCTTACGACAGCACCTGCTGAGTGAGCCTGTGCTGTTGAACCGTCTATTGCGCGAGTAATTGTAAAGGTGTTAGTAGATACCGCCGTGGCATCTACAATTTCTTCAATCGCCGTATCTGGGTCTAGAACAAGAGTAAAGGTTCTGCCCGCTGGGATGGTTACACCACCAAGTAGGGTAGTGCCAGAGACAACAACGATTGACGTAGCGCCTGCCGTAATGGCAGCCGTCAGCGTTGACTGCTGAGAGCGAGAGGAGTATTGGCGAGTTGTCATTCAGGTTCCTATCGGTTGAATCGAATGCGGGGAGGGTACTGACCTTGGAAGGCAGAAATTTCTTCTCTGAGTCTCTGTGTATAGAGAGCAAAGATTTGACGTGTTGCATTGTTTGCTGAACCGAATGGACGCTTAGCGTCAATCTCGTCAGCCTGTGGGCTAATCTGAGAGGCACGTGCAGGGTCAAGATATGCAAGCAATCTATACGCTGCGCCTAGGATGATGACATCTCGTGCTGACTCAGGGAATCCTGTCTGGGTTGTAAATGTCTGGCTTGTTGATGTGAATGCTGAGGCTTGCGTCACATACATAATCTTAACAGTACGACCTGCGGTTACATAATCATAGATGGTTACTGTCTGTGAGCCTTGACCCCAAGTAGCAGTCTCTGCCAGTGGGTCGAAGTCATAACGATTGACTCGAATCCATTCCTTAGTTGGACCAGTGTCCTGCCACATAATCGTCAAGATAGCCTCAACATTGAGTGGGTTGCCGTTGGAATCTTTTAGGTCATAAGTATTCTGAGCAGCATTGAAAGTAAATGTGGTCTGCTTCACAACCATCAACTGTGTACCTACAGCACGGATAGTATCGTTGATAGCCTTCTTGACCACATAGCGTGGGAAGATAGGTGAGATAGTTACCTTGGTGTCAACCGCTGCTGTAGAGGCTGTAGTGCCTAGATATCCGCGACCATAGGGAGCGATTGTCGCTGTATTAGCAACGCGGTCAAAAGAGTCAATCCACATCAACTCTTCGCCTACCTCAATGATGCCCTTACCTACTGAGTCACTAGAACCTAGGCTTAGGATGGTAGGAGAAGAACTAGGAGAAGTTAATGTAGTAACTGCTGCTGTAAGGTATGTAGAGCGGTCTTGTTGATAAGTATAACCCGAGAGGTTGATTAGAACCTCATCAATCATTTCTTGTAGAGTTGTCACAGGTCAATACTCCTTAAGGCATCAGTCGGTGAAAGGTCTGTTGTCCCTGCTAATTCGTTGCAGATTCCGCCCAGGGCTTTATAATCGTCAGGTTGACGGTTGGCATCTGCTTTAAGGTTAAGAGCGCCAAGCAAGGCTAATCCTGTGGTACCTGCATATACGTTGGCAGCCTGAACAGGCGCTACGTAATCTGCGATTGCTGGATATGTCCCACCATTAGCAAGTCTATTCAACTCGCTAGTAAATGTACTACCTGCTGTGCCCGTTGCCATTATCTGCCTTTCTTCTTAGCCACTGCTGCGTTATCAATAAGATTTGGGTAAGGTCGTCCTGCTGCCCTAGCCCTTTTCTTTGCCGCAGTTTTTTGTGCTGGCGTTAATTTCTTAGAAGTTTTCTTTGGGTTCTTCTTATCCCAAAATGCTTTCTTCACCACTTCACCTTATCTGCCCAGTAGGCTGCCGACATCTTGCCCTTAGCGATATTCTTGCTATGACGTGCTTTGAATGAGGCGCGTTTCTTTTTCATACGGTCAGACTCTCCAGCCTTCGGAGCACCAGCGGTCTTAGCGCCTTGCTCACCGAAACGAATTGTCTTGACTTGTTCGCCTGACTTGGCTACTACTACGTGGCTTTTGGTCGGATGGTTAGGGGTACGCTTTGGCTTGTTAAAGCCTGATACTCCAGCCCTCTTAAGCCTTGGGTCCGCTTTCTTTGCCATACTCCCCATACTTTCCTAGGATTGTTTTTACCCTGCCATCTTTTCTAAGCCGCACCACATAGCCATCCTTGATTTGAACAGGATTAAACTTACGATGCGGCTTATGCTTTCCTGACGACATTACTTCTTTTTCTTCTTTGACATACCAGCCTCAGACAAAGCGATTGCTACTGCCTGCTTACGAGAAGTTACCTTCTTGCCTGATGATGACTTAAGTTTGCCGCCCTTATACTCGCGCATAACCTTGGCAACTTTCTTGGCGCCCTTAGCCTTTTTCATTTGTCCAAGTATCTTTCAGGATTCTTGTTTTTAGACTTAAGTGGCTTACCTTCCATAATGGCTTTATCCAAAGCACTGATTCTTTTCTTGGACTCACCAAATGCAATCTTGGCTAGTCCTGAGGACAAAGGTCCTACTCGTGTTTTGCCTGCCATATTACTTCTTCTTGCCCATTTTCTTCATTGACTTCTTGACGGCTGCTTTCTTTGCCATCTTCTTTTCTGCCATCTTAGCCATCTTCTTACCCTTGGCTGTGTATGGGAACTTCTTATCGCCTACCATTGGCATATCTATGCTCCTAGTTCTTTCATTACCGCTGCTGTTTTTTTGTTTATGTGTTTTGCTGGAGGCATCTTCTCAGCGTTATATGGCTTACCTAATACCTCACTTGCATTAACCGCTGCTTGGATTTTGTCCATTGTGGTTCCTGCTGGTTGAATGCCTTGTCGTACTGCTTCTTTGTAGGCATTCAATTCTGTGTTGTGACGCTTGTTAGTCATAAACTTACGACTGTCAGCATCACCTGCATTCATCTGGATTGATAGTCCCTTACATCCAAAACAACCTTCTACAGGTTCTGGATGGTATTCCCAGTGCTTCATAGTTGCGTAAAGTTACTTTCTGTTACACCTACATTCGCAGCAATGAGTGCTGCCTTTGTAGCGTCGTCCACCGTATACTCGTATCCGCCTCGATATAACTGAGGGTAATCAGGTAATGTTGAATCGAGTGGATAACGAATCTGTTGATATGTTCCTGTTGAGGGATTGAGGACAATGCTTATGCCTCTAGTCAGTTTGTAGAACTGGAATAGACGCTGAACGCCTTGCAATCCTTCATCCACCGTTGGTGGTAAAAATTTCCATTCAGCCATAAGTCCTCCTAATGAACTCACCATCAGGCTAGGTTGCCCTAGCCCGACAGTCAATCAACTAGAGAGCAGCGATTGAGGAACCAGATGTAATGCGATACAACGCTTCGTCACGGTAGACTGCGAAGCCGAGTACGCCGTACCAGCCCATCGGGCGGAAGCGCATCAACTTGTCAGTTACGTTACCGATAACTACGTGTGGCTCTTCGGCTACGGCTTCTGCCATTGCTTGAGCACCACATACGATTGTATTGAATACACGTGTTACTGGAGTTACAGTTACAACAGTTGTTGCAGTAACAGCAGCGGTGAACGCTGTGTCTACAGTAATTGTGGTTGTTGAACCAGAGGTTGCAATGTTTGTAATCTTGGAACCTGATGCGATGCCTGTTCCAGCAATCTTGTCGCCAGCCTCTGCACGAGAAGCAATAACGGAAGAAGAAGCGACACCGAAGGTGAAGCCTGCTGAAGTACCTGCAACAGTTACAGCGGTTGTTGTCAATGCAGACTGGTCTGCACCAACTTTAGCGTTGTAAAGACGTGGTGACTCTACGAAGAATGCGCCTTCGTAGTCTCCAATTTCTCCAGCCCAGATGTTATCTACTGCTGGATTTGAGTTGGCGTGAACGAAGTTCCAGCCCATATTTCCTGTTTCTGCACGAAGGTCGTGTGAAACAGATGGGTGAATACCTGTCCAGTATAGGGAGCCACGACGAGCCTTTGCCTTGTTGCCGCGCAACTTAGCAACTGACTTGCGGATATCTGCAGAGTCGATTGTGTCAGCAGCGTCAACAGTAGCAACTGATGTTGCGTCTCCTGCGAAGATGTTGTTTGTACCAGAGCGTAGAGTTGTCATCGCAACGGTGTCGATTGAGTCAGCGAGGTTGTATGCAATGATGTTTGCAATCGCTGGGTCGACATCTGCGAGTGAGAACAACTCGAGAGCGCGGGTTACCAATACTGAGTTACCGTACTCGTTAAGAGTAATGGTTACTGAGGTTGGTGTTGATAGAGCAACTGCATCTGGGTCTACTGTTTCAGTAAGAGCAGTGGTTGCTTGGTTGAGGTCAACGTACTTCTGTAGAACTACTGTTTGACCTGGGAATGCTTGACGGGCTGGGCGCTTATCTGCGACTGAACGAATTAGTGGTTCAGAACGGAGAGCGAACTCGAGAAGACGGTCATACGCCTTCTGTACGAGACCAGCACCACCAACGGAACCTCCGAGAGAGGAAGCACCTGTATCTGTGTATGCGTTGGACATTGAGTTGTCACCTCCAAGTGACTATGAACGGTTGATTATTCTTGTGAGCGCAAGAGACTTAGAATCTCTTCTGCTGAGCCTGCGTTGTTTAGACGCTGCTCAAAGTCTTGCGCCTTGTCGGGAGTAACCGCTCCCTGAGTAAGTGCATCTTGATTGCGTAGTGCAGCAAGATTGCTCTTGTCTACTTCGGGGGCATCTGCAACTTTGATTCCGAATAGGTCAGCGTTTTCATCGAGCCAGCCATTGACTGTCTCTTCGTTAACATCTTCCAGGTCTTTCATAATCAATCGTGCAGCCTTAGCGTTTACGCCCTTCTTTTCTAGGACTTGACGTACAGTCGATTCTTTCTTCTCTTTGAGGAATCCCTCAAGTTGTTCAGAAAGTTCCTTGATACGCTTTTCGTCTGACCTTTTGGCTTTACGTAGTTTCTTAACTAGGTCATTGCCATCCAGACCATCATTGGTATCTAGGTCGTCTTCTTCGTCTTCCCAGTAATTGTTGCTCATAGCAACGTTCCACCCTTCTATTCGTTGTTAGTCGCAAGCCTCAATGACCACGCGGGGACTGTGGGTTGGCTCTTGCTACCAGTCTTATACGCTGGCGGGGCTGGTCGGTCCGCTCAGGATTCTCTATTTAGAAAGCGCGATTTGCTCTGCGCTGTGATGCGAGTCCGAGTTCTGCTCGACCTGCCTTGCCCATAAAGCGGGCTTCTTCTTGTGAAGTCAACTCTTCAAGTTTCTGTAGGTCTTTAGCAGACTGAGTAATAAGTGCTCGCTCTAGTCCTACCTGACCAATATCTTCTGTTCTTGAAATACCAGCAAGTTTAGATGTTGTAGGCAATGCTCTAGCAATCTTACTAAACTGAGGTGTGAGTGAACTAAATGTTTCACCCATACGGGCATATTCTTGTGCTCGTCCTAGGTCAACTCCACCGATTCGGTTGATTGAACCTAAGCCTTGCTGCTCTGCAGCGGCTAGTACTTCATACTGAGAAAGTTCGTCAACGAGTGCGTCAACACCTTTCTGACCAGTAAGTAGAGTTCTGGCAAGAGTTGTTCTGTCAACTGTTGGGAAGTAACGACTCAAAGTATCCTTGATAGCCTTAGGAGCCATATCAATACGCTGGAATGCCTTAGAAATCTTGTCCGCTACTGTGGTAACGGAGTTACCCTTACCGATTAAGTCTCCAGTAAATTGCTCTGTAGCAAGGTCAGTTAAACCAACTTCGCTAAAGATGTCAGCCATACCCTTTTGGGCAGCGACATATTCTGCAATGGTTGGAACGCTGACTGGCTTGCCAGCCTGTCTTAAGTCTTGAAGAGCGTAGATGCCCTTGAAGCGGTCAGTAAATGCTTTGAGGTTTGGATTGTTACGGGAGTCAAGCAACGCCATATTAAATGATGTTGCGACATCTTGACCGTTGAGATAGAACTTTGATACTGCATTGTAGAGTTCATCCATCCAGCCTTTAGCAAGTTCAGCCTCACCAAAGTAAAGAGCCAATGTTGCTTTGAATACATCTTTGGCTAGCGTTGGACCAGTAGGTCCACCTGCGCCTGTTCCCGCTCCCGCTCCAGCACCAGTTCCTGCACCAGCCCCAGAGCCCGCACCTGCACCAGAACCAGCACCAGTTCCTGCGCCTGCTCCTGCACCTGCACCAGAACCTGTACCTGTGCCCGCACCACTTCCAGCACCCGCACCACTTCCAGCACCTGTGCCCGCTCCAGAGCCTGCGCCTGTACCTGTGCCAGGTTTAGGAACTGTGTTAGCGCCTGCAGAACTACCAAATTGGGCTAGCGTTGCGCCGCCAGTTGAACGTGCTTCAGCAGATGCTGCAGTTGGCGAATCAATCGGAGTCTTATATAGTCTCCATTGACCAGTAGTTCCTCCACCAATCCAACTGTAATAGTAAACATTCTTATCATCAGAAGGTGGGGCTTCAGGACGATTGGTTGGGTCAAATAATGGGTTAGATGCAGCACGAGCCTTAGCATCTGCTGCAGCCTTCGCTTCACGCTCAGCCTTAAGTTCGTCCATACGTGCTTGACGTGCAGCCGCTGCTGCGTCCGCCTTTGCCTTGGCATCTGCTTCGCGTTGGGCTCTGATTCTATCTTGTTCGTCAGCCATTTATACTCCAAATCCCATAGCGCTTGCCAAGCCAGTAGCAAGGTCTCGTGAACCTTGAATCTTCCATTGTGCTTTTTCTGAATTAGGATGAAACTTAAGATAGGTTTCAAAGTCTGCAAAAGTTCCCATAGGAACCTTTCCTGCTGTTCCGTCTGGACGAAGGAACTTATCTAAATCAGGATTGTTCAAATCGATTGTTGATGGGTCTACTTCCCAATACTTCACCATACGATTAACGAATGGTTGTGCTAGGTCCATAACAGTCAGGTTAGGATTAGCCTTAAGTCTGTCAGCAAATAGTGGGTAAAGTTCTGCTGCCTTAGCGTTGAATTCTGTCTGTAGTTTGTCTAGGCTTAATTCGCCCTTTGTCAACTTGAGCGCATAGTCAGCAACTTCTTTGTCAGAGTACTCAAGACCATTGGACTTAAGTAATGATTGAAGGCTACCAATTTTGTTGATAACGCTACCTGGTAGCGTCTTAGGGTCAGCAACATTTACCTTTGCCCATAGATAACTCTGAGCAAACTGCTTAGCATCAAACAGACCAGGTGTCTCAATGATACTGGTCGAGCCATCAGGATTGACAATAGTCTGCTTTACCTTGGCTCCAGCCTTAGCGGCTTCCTTTAACTTAGCAAAGAAGTCTGCTTTGTCTTGCTCGCCAAACTGACCAAAGGCACCTTCGGCAAATCCAAGTTCTCTTCCTACGCTGTCAAGGATTGCATCAGAGGTAATCTTGTCGTAGTTAGTATATGAGTGCGTTGCTCCGCTTTGCTTAGGAGCATTGTCTAACTGAATCTGTAGGACATCCCAGGGGGTCTGCTTCTTGCCTTCTTTGTAGGAGGCTACGGCTCCATCGATAATGTTATTGAATAGAGTCTTACGTGCAGCGTCGGTAGGTTGACGGTTCTGTACAGTAATGATGTACTGCGCTAGGGCAGCCTGTGCTCTTTCAGATAGTCTTGAGAAGGTACGCTTGACAACAGCAGAATCTTTCTTGACCAAGTTACCATTCTTGTCTGGCATCCAAATGTAGTTAATGACCTTAGTAGAACCTTTGGTACCAAACTGACTGCGGACACCATCTGCATCGCCAGCAGGAATATCCCCTACTTGTCTATATCTACTCATTGCCTACCTCTTTAAGTTGGTCTTTCAAGAAATATCTGTCAAATATGTCTGCAAGATTTGGGTCAAGTAAATCAATTACTGACTCGACATATTCGGTCCAAGCATCTTTTACTACAGTCTTGTATCCATCTGGAGCATCCTTCAGGAGTTTGGCATAGTCATCGCGGTACTTCATCATCGCTTTGGCGTGAACCCAGAACTGGCTATTACCGTGCTTAGACATAAACTTCTCATCTTTTAGTATCTGGGTTAGACCCCAGGCGTACTTGTAAGAACTATCTTCTCTTATTCCGCGCTTGTAAGTTCTTCCCCAGGCTGGACTATAATCAGATAGTTCTTTTGCATAATCCTGAAGTGCCTCTTGCAATACCTCGACAGAGGCATAACTCGCATAGCCTTTTTCTTTAGCCATCTTGTTGAGTTGGTCTTTGTAATTTGTATAGGCATCCCATACTCGACCAATCTCGATATCATTCTCAACATCTTTGATTGACTTGAGTGGGAGATTCAGAGGGGTTCCGTCAGGAAGTTTAGTTCCTGGCTTGTTCAGGATTCGACTAATGTTAGGGTCAGATGCTGAACCAATTAGGTCTGCAGTCATAAGACCGATTAGGTTTCTATCGAACTCACCTAGTTTGTTAGCAAGACCACGATTGTCTTCCCAAATTCGGCTATAACCTTCTACTGTAGCAACTGTGTATGCAGCCTTTGGCTTCAACTTAGCGCCAAAGTACAGACGTTCTCCATCAAAGGGTTTAGTTGCACCAAGAACGGCAGCGTGAGAATTGAGTTCTTCTAATGCTGCATTTGATGCGATTGTATCACTTAAGTCATAAGACTTGTACTTATCGTATGCTGCACGATAGTAGGTAGAGAATATACTGTCAGGACGCATATCAATTACAGCAGGGCTACCGATTGGTGAAGCAAACTGCCACAAGAATTTTTCTCTAAACTTTTTGCTAGCGTTCTTCTTGACAAGTTTCTCTGTAGGTTCTTTGCCGATACCCATCTCATATAGAGCCATCTGATAGTTCCACTCAGATGCGTAGGTGTTGAGCCATTCTCTATCACCCTCATCGCCCGTTGCCCACATAAGGGCATTTCTTGCCCAGGCTGGGGTGAAGGTTCTAATTGCTGCATCACCTAAGTCAGGGTTGACTCCATAAGGGAATA